TTGTGTTAAGCCTTCCGGCACTGTAAGTCAATTGGTCGGGGTATCAAGTGGTATTCATCCGTGGTATTCAGAATATTATTTAAGAAGTGTTCGTGGCTCAAACAATGACCCACTAACACAATTCTTAAAAGATTCTGGAGTTCCAAATGAACCAGATGTAATGAAGCCTGATGAAACAACGGTATTTTATTTTCCTCAAAAGGCTCCTAAGAATGCAACTGTTACAAAAGATTTAACAGCCGTAGATCATTTAGAAATGTGGAAAACATACAGAACTCATTGGACTGAGCATAATCCAAGCGTTACTATTAACGTTCATGAAGATGAGTGGTTAAGAGTAGGTGCATGGGTATTTGATAATTTTGATTCAATTGGTGGCGTATCATTTTTACCAGCAAGTGAGCATACTTATAAACAAGCCCCATATCAAGAAATTTCTAAAGAAGAATATGAGACTTGGGTAGAAAAAGGTCCAGAACATATTCAATGGGAAATGTTGTCATTTTATGAAAAAGAAGACGGCACGACTGGAACACAAGAACTTTCATGCGTTGCAGGGGTATGCGAAATAGTTGACATTTCCAAATAGTCATCATGCTAAAATAGACTAGAGGCCTCAATGACACATAAAATCTCTAATCTGTATGCATCAAAGATATTTGCTGAACACCCAATAGCCCTGTGGCCATTAGATGACGAGGCATATAATCCGTCACTATTTACATTAAATCAAAAAGAAATAAGCAATACTGTCGTAGATTACGGACAGTGGACATCCGCTTCCGTTATATCATCAACCTCATCACAATTACCAGAGGAGTCAAAGGCAGTTCTAGAAAGAACAGATTTAGGGCAAAACTTAGTCACTATAACTGGACCGCTAGTAAGTGCTAGTGCGTTTGACTCAACCAAGTCAACAGTTTGTTTTAATATTTTTGCATATGCTGAACAAAATCTTGTAGATTATTATGAAATAGGTATAGTCTACAATCTATCAGCATCAAGTAGTTTTTATGACAAAATTCAATACAATGGACTCTTGATCCCAGCATGGCAGAAGTTACAATTTACATCTACAATCCCAGAAACATTTATATCTGTTCAGCCAGTAATAAAAATTTCTTATGTAAGTGGTTCACAATTAGAAGACTATAACATATTGTTTAATGCAATGTCATTAGGTCAATGGTCTGAAGAATTTAACTGGGAAACAACTGGAAGTATTCTGCAAGACTTAACCGATAATGATTTAATAGGAATACTACCAAACACTACTTATAAGGTCATACCAGCAGATGCCTACGGATTTAGTGACCAAGATAATGGGTACTACATAATAGACAACAATAAACCTTTATCTATAAATACAAGTATGCCTATGGTGTACGGCTCTGGAAATATTACACATATAGAATCTCCAATAACTGAGGGCATGCCAGGATTAGTTATACCAGGAAAAGGATTTTTGAATGAAAGAGGAAGATACGAAAATAAAACATTAGAATTTTGGCTTAGAACATATAGCGATATACATAGTGAGTTTAGAATAGTTGGACCAATAACTTCTGAAGATGGACTATATATTGATGAAGAATATTTAACTTTAAAAATAGGAAAAGATAAAAAGGGTTATTTTGTAGGAAAATGGTTTAGGCCAATGCTTGTAGATATTAAGTACGGCTATAACTTTGCAATAGTATCAATTAATGGTGAAGAAGTTATTAATATGACTATTGATCAAAATTATGTAAACTTTCCTCCATCAAACGAAGATTGGATAGGATTTTACGGTCACTCAGACTTGCACCCATTTGACTTAGATTGTATTGCAACATATCCATATATAGTTCCAGATGAAGTTCTTAAAAGAAAAGTAGTATACGGACAAGGTGTATTAGGTTCAGAAATTATAGTAAATAACTTTGACGGAAACTCACTATATATTGATTTTCCATTTGCCAACTATAATGCAACACTGAATTATCCAGAAACTACAACATGGAATTCAGGATATTTTAACAATCTAAATGTAACCTCTAAATTTATATCTGCTCCAGACTATGACCTACCAGAACTAATTCACGTTAACGACATGGAAGATTTAGACATATATTCAGATATATTTTCTATACAAACAGGTAGTGCTCCGTTTTTTAACCTATCACCAAGTGCTAACTATTCTACAAAAAATTCATATATCCATTTTGACAATCTAGCAAAACTATCATCACCAACTAAATCAGTCTTGGGCATATTTAAATCTACCAATACATTGGTTAATAGTAAAAAAACACTTATGTTATTTAAAAATAGTTTTAATAATAATACTTTTGAAATAGCCTTAAATGGATCAAGTATTCAATACTTATATAACAACACTCTTCAGTCATCAGCAAGTGTTAGTGCCTCAACCTACTTCATGGTTGGCTTTGATATAGACAAAGTCTCGTCTAACCTTCAAACTGTCTTAGGAAACTTTTTTTCAAATCCTCAAAATATCTCTTTAGACGTAGGTGGAGATGGTCAAAACACATTTACAGGAAATATATACAATATTACTTTAAATAATAGATTCTTCACAGATAAAGATTGCTCAACCTGGTTTAACTCATCAGGATTTATAGATAAAGATATTAATTTAGAATTAGAACTATTAGACTATATAGGATCTTATAGTTTAAAAACTATTAGGTCAAACCCTGTTGTATTTTTTGACGTAGCCACGGCGGGGTATTGGGAAGACTCTATGCCACTCTCTTATTTTGGAAAACTAATTAAAGATAGAAATGGCAATGAATACTACGACTTAGATATGATTCAATTCAATATAGACTATTCCTCTAATCCGATAGTTTCAATTCCACAACATGACAATCATGAACTATTAAATCATATATTAAAGTCATATGTTACTATTCAAAATTATCAACAAGTTGGAAAAATTCCATATACCTCATATACCAATGTCAATGAAACACTAAACTATAGGGTGGTAGATTTTGATAGCAGTATAGATGTATTATCTACAAAATTTGAAATAGTAGATGGTACTGTAATATTTCCACCCAAAGAACTGGTAGATTTTGAAGATTATTATATAACCATACATCTAGAAGTAAAGTCTAAAGGTGTTAAGACATATCCAGTATCTATTCCTAAAATGTCCCTATGCTCAATAGCACACAACGATACTGAATTTTTCTCAATAGGAACAAAGACTGGAAATAAAATATATCCAATAGTTAAATATGGAAACTCATATTCTTATAAAACTAAGAATCCTTTTAGAATATATAAAGAGTCAACCCCATACCTATATCTAACTGGAGACTCGGGCATATCCTGTTTAGCAGAAGATAGTCCAGCAGTTACAAAAGGTTTTTCAATACCAATTAATACACAAAAATCCTCTCAGTTTATTCTTGGAGGTATTCAACTATGGATGATGTACAACAAAGATGAGACCATATCTCAGTCTATAAAAATTGCTAAATTGATAACACCAGATAAAGAATTGGACATATTGTTAGTTCCTGAAAGTGGTCAGGGTTCAAAAAGGGGTTTTCTAAAAGCATACGACTCAGAAACTGGTTACGAAGATATTACAATTGATTTTTATCAAAACGGCATACAGATACAAAATCCAGTAATTAAGCCGTTGATGTGGACATCAGTAGTCATGTCCTTTGGAGACTCAATACCACTAAATGGAGTCTCTGGACAACTAGAATTATACGCAGGAGCGGTATATAACAACATGGCTCTATTTAAGAGGTCTTCACTTATCCTAGGTCAAAGTATTACAGATAGAACTTGGCAGCAAGTTAAAACAACAGAAGCACTTATTAATAACGAATTGCAACAAATAGATCTAGAATGGGAAGATTGGTACAACTCGTTTTGGCTAGATTTACTAGAAAGAAGAATAACTTTAACTTATATTATTGACGGAGAAAGAATATTTGGATCATTTTTAGGCATTTCTAACTCAGTAATTTCAGATGAATCAATAGTAGAGTTAGAATCTGAAGGTGCAGATGTATTTTCTGACGTTGAATGGGATCTATTTTTTGGCAGACCAGTTTAATATGGTATACTTGTTGTCATGAATAATAAAAAATTAAAAAATAATGGTAAGCCAAAGTTAACAGTAGTAGAAAAAAAGTCAGATTGGGGCATATACGTATGGATGTGCAACCAAGATAATAAGCCATTCGGAGATGGACAAGGCAACATTATGAATGTGCCTGGCAGACCTTATGACCTAGAAAAGATGGCAAAAATAAGACAAGCAGCAGAACACTACGGTGCCCCAGAAGGCAGAGTAGAATTCATGGCTGGAGTTAATAGAGTTTCAGACGAACAACATCGTGAACAAATAGATAGAATGAAGGAAGGCTTGATACCTTCAGAAACAGATATTGGAGCATGGATGCTAGCAAATCAGGGGTTAAAAAAACATGGACAATGAAGAATTAGATTTTAGAGCAAGAATAGATAATCCAGATAAAGTTGAAAAAAGGGAAAAGAGTGACCCCTTTAGTCAAAATGTTGAAATTGTAAAGTCTTATGATGGAATGAGTCACAACTTTAAAAGAAGAATGGCTAGAAATCTAAATAAGGCATATACTGGCGTTGAAAATACTAGATCAAAACAACTGTTTCCTGAACAAGATATGGTCACAGCATACGGATTATTTGATGTAGTTATTCCTCCATACAATCTAGATGAATTGGCATTTTTCTTTGACAACTCATTTGCAAATCATGCTGCAATCGCTGCCAAGGTATCTAACATCGTGGGACTGGGCTATGGTTTTGAAAATACTGAAAGTACTACTGCCAGATTAGAAGAGGCTGGTTCAGAAGATCAGTTGATGAGAGCACAAAGAAAGATTCAAAGACTAAAGGCACAACTTGGAGAATGGCTAGAAAGTTTAAATGATGAAGACACATTTACCCACGTATTAGAAAAAGTATATACTGACGTAGAAACAGTAGGAAATGGCTATATTGAAATTGGAAGAAAAGTTAATGGCGAAATAGGATACATAGGTCATATTCCAGCAACAACAATACGTGTTCGTAGAATGCGTGATGGTTACTTGCAAATAGTTAATCAAAAGGTTGTATTTTTTAGAAACTTTCAGGGTAGAGAAGCAAACCCAGTAACAAATGACAATAGACCAAATGAACTAATTCATATTAAAAAATACTCACCTAAAAACTCATATTATGGAGTTCCAGACTCAGTCGCTGCAGCAACATCAATGGTAGGAAATGAACTTGCTGCTAAATATAATGTTGATTATTTTGAAAACAAAGCCGTGCCTAGATATATAGCATTAGCAAAAGGTTTTAAATTAAGTGGAGATGCTGAAGATAAATTCTTTAGATTTATGCAGGCAAGTCTACGTGGTCAAAACCATAGAACTTTATACATACCACTTCCTGGCGATAGCGTTGACAACAAGGTTGACTTTAAATTAGAGCCTATTGAAAATGGTATTCAAGATGGCTCATTTGAAAGATATCGCAAATCAAATAGAGACGATATTTTGATGGCACATCAGGTTCCTTATAGTAAGGTCGGTGGTGGTGCTGGAATATCAATAGCATCAGCAATAGCAGCAGATCGCACATTTAAAGAGCAGGTTGCAAGACCAGCACAACGCAATCTAGAAAAAACTATTAATAAGATAGTTAAAGAAAAAACAGACGTTGTCCTTCTAAAGTTCAACGAACTAACCCTTACTGACGAAAACACACAAAGTCAGATTGATGAAAGATACCTTCGTACTCAGGTAATAGTACCTAATGAAGTTCGTGAAAGAATAGGCTACCCAGCAAGACCAGATGGTATGAATCCAATAGTCTTAAATGCCAGACAGGCAGCAGAGCAAACAGCACAGGCTACAGGAAATAGGACCAGAGATCAACAAAGAACGGCAAACGCCTCAGATTCCACATCTACCACAAATGGACGTGGACCTCAAGGCGAGGGTAGAGTACAAGAATAAATTGTTTATAGTTTTTTAAAATCCTTATAAACACTTATTATAATAGAGGTATAATGACTAATTTGCATAAAGCATTTTGGCACTCAGAAAAAGATAGTCTAAAACTATCTATGCCAATTGCCAAAGTCGATAAAGAGAAGCGTATGGTTTCTGGCTTTGCCACACTTGATAATGTTGATAAGCAATCAGACATCGTTCCAACAGAAGTTAGCGTCAAAGCCTTTGAAAATTTTCGTGGCAATATTCGTGAAATGCACATGCCAGTCGCTGTTGGCCGAATGGTCTCATTCAAAACTGAAAAATTTTATAATGCAAAAGAAGATAAATTTTATAATGGAGTGTACGTAGATGCATATATTTCTAAAGGTGCTCAAGATACTTGGGAAAAAGTTCTTGATGGCACTCTTACTGGGTTCTCTATTGGTGGTTCTATTAAAGAATCTGAGGAAATCTACAACACCGAAATGGATAAGGCAGTTCGTGTTATTAAAGACTATGACCTCCACGAACTCTCATTAGTAGATAACCCAGCAAATCAATTTGCCAACATCGTTTCAATTGAAAAAGTTGACGGTAAGAGTAAATTGGATGGTATCATTAGTAAAGTAGATCTTGAAAATGTTTATTGGTGTGAGTCAGACTCATTAGTAAGACTTTCTCAAGATGATTCTTCATCATGCCCATCATGTGATAAGGGTATGACGAATATTGGTTTCGTTGAATCTAACGATTCCGAAAAGAATTCTGTGATCAAATCTTTTATTGCTTCACAGAAAATTAGACTTGGTGAATTAGTAACCAAGGCTGACAATCCTAACAAGGAGGGGAATATTATGGCAAATGAAAATGTTGAAGTTGCAAAAACTGAAGAAGTTGTAGCAACAGAAGAAAACATTGTAAAGTCTGAGGGCGAAGTAGCACCTGCTGAAGAAGCAGCACCTGCTGAAGAAGCAAAGGCTGAAGAAGCAGCACCTGCTGAAGAAGCAGCACCTGCTGAAGAAGCAGCACCTGCTGAAGAAGCAGCACCTGCTGAAGAAGCAAAGGCTGAAGAAGCCCCAGCAGAAGATGCCGCCACTCCTGCTGAGGAAAGCACAGATGCTGACCTAGCAAAGGCTGTAGACACAGTACAAGAATCTATCGATGAGGTTCAAAATACAGTTGCTTCAGCACTTGGAGACTTGGTGGCTACAGTTAAGTCACTCAACGACAAAGTGGCAGAATTACAAAAAGGCATTGCGTCCGCTAAAGAGGAAATTACAGCAGTAAAAAGCAATGTACAAGAGTTTGGAAAGCGTGTTGATTCACTAGAAGATGATACCGCTGTCCGTAAGTCTGGCGACCTAGGCGGGGTCGACCTAGAAGAAAAAATAACAAAAAGCATGTGGGGCGGGCGTTTCCTCAATTCCGCTGACCTATATCGCTAAATTCACTGGGAGGTGAAATTAAAATGGCAGATGAAATTTTAGAAAAGGCTGCTTCAACAGGATCTATCGTGTCTGGTGGTGTCGGTGCAGTAACCGCTCCAGCAGCAGGAGATCTAGGTGTTTACGGTGCTACCACAAATGATGGTGGTATCCTTTCACCAGAACAGTCTCGTCAATTTATCGAATATATTTTCGAACAACAAGTTTTGGCTCGTGATGGTCGCCGTGTAACAATGCGTACCAATGCAGCAGAACTTGAAAAATTAAATGTTGGCGAACGTGTAATTCGTGCCGCTGCACAAGCAGATGCAACATACACAAACGCTGGCGTAACTTTCACAAAGGTTGAACTTTCAACAAAGAAGATTCGCCTTGATTGGGAAGTATCAACAGAAGCACTCGAAGATAACTTGGAAGGTGCAGGATTAGAAGATCACTTAGTTCGTGTAATGACTCGTGCATTCGCAAACGATCTTGAAGATCTTGCAATCAATGGAACTGGAACAGGTTCTAACGCTTTCTTGAATATCATGGAAGGCTTTGTTGCAAAAGAAAATAACTCAACAAACACAGCAACATTTGGTACAACTATCGAAGATCTACAAGCACTTGTATTAGCAATGCCACGTAAATATCGTGCAGCACGTGCAAATATGAAGTTCTATGCAGATACAGAAACAGTATCAGACATCATCAACGGACTAGGATCCTCTGGTAACTTAAACAGCGAAAGAATCGTTGAAAGAGTTATCGCTGGAGCCGAACCACAATTGATCGGTGCTCCAGTTGCTTACCGTGTTCTAGGTCTTCCACTTTTGGAAGTTCCTTTGATGCCAAGCAACCGTGTTGTATTGACATTCCCAGAAAACCGTATCTGGGGATTCCAACGTGATATCACAGTTCATCGTGAATTCCAACCTAAGAAAGACACTGTAGAATATACAGTATTCTTACGTTTCGGAGTTGCAATCGAAGAATCTGATGCAATCGCACGTACAGCATAATTTGCTTTACGCAATTAGAGAGGGGGGTAGAAATACTCCCCTCTTATTTTTTATTTTATAAATGATATAATTAAAAAGAGGTGCAAATGGAACTTTTAAGATTAAATAACACAACTAGTTTGTCTGCATCATTTTCAGGACTAACTGCAAGTGCACAGTACACTATTGAATATGACGACTTAGTTACAGGAAATTCATATTCAGCATCAGCAACAGCAAATGGCTCTGGAGTAGCATCGTTTGCTATTCCTTCACACTATATAACATACACAGGTTCTCTCGCAGCATCAGTAAAAAATAATTCAGGTAATGTTGTCAATATCACAAATATAGATATTGTTAGACCCTATACAGAAATATCTGGCCTGGTATCAGGATTAAAAATAACAACCTCTCAAGCAACAGAATATGAAAGATTAGCAAGATATATTATTGACTCACATACTGGTGGGTTTTCATTTATAAGAAAAGAAAAAGAATTAATTGGAGATGGGTCAGATCAACTATTAATAGATGAAAACATTCATAAATTACACAAATTATATGAAAATGGTCTATTGATATTTGATGCATCATCTAATGCAAATGAGTCTGATTACAAGATAAGTAAACAACTTAATGCAGTAGTTTTAGATATCCCAGAAAGCAATAGACTTAACTACAAGAAGGTATGGAGAGATAGATTTTTAGATGTAGATTTTTATGAAGGATATGAATATGTTGTAGATGGAGATTTTGGCTGGGTCGTAATACCTCAAGATATTCAAGAAGCCTCTCAACTACTTGTTCAAGACATTGTTGAGGACAACTTAAAATATGTTAATAAATATATAGAGTCTTTTGATAATGATGATTTTAGAATACAATTTTCTAAAGGTTATAGCACAAGCACTGGAAACCGTGTAGTAGATAGAATCCTGGAGAGATATCAGAAGTCATTTCGTGTCGGGGTATTGTAATGCTTCCAAAGTCTAATTTTAAAGACATGTTCTATCCCATGACTGCAGATATATATTATTCAGAAAACAAGCAAGACGCCCTTGGGGTAATACAAAAATCTTGGGTATACGATAGAACAGTAAAATGTTCAATTATATCAACTATGTCAACTGGACAAAATTTAACAACTGAAATAAAGAATGGGTCTTCTAATTTTACATATAATTCTGAAGTAGTCTTAAGAACAGGTGACGATATACAAGAAAAGAAAAATGGAACTATATATCCAATTACAGAAATATTAATTACTAATATTAAAGATCCTTCAGGAAAGTTGGTATGGAGAGAAAAAGGTAATATTCCTACCCAGTATGAATTAAAGACTTTTACTGTTTCTTTTGATTCATCACATAATGTGTCTTTTTATAGAGGGTACCTATCTAGGTCAACAAGACAAAACGAGGTATTGTTCTAATGATTAAGTTAAAGATAGATACTAAAGACTTTACCAAAACTGTAAATAATGTTATACAGTATTCAAATGGTTTTATTGATGAAACTAAGGCAAGCAAGAATAAGATTGCTGAAAAGATGGGAAAAACAAGTATTAATGCTTTCTATGACTACCTAGACAGCCTTGCCAGAATGCATCCAGGAATGTTACATCACGTATATGAATGGGGAGAAGTAGGAAACCCTATGGAAAGACTTTATGAATTAAATTTAAAAATGGGTAATGGAACAGTTGCAGTAAATGCAGAATTTTTAGAATCAACTAGCATACCAGAAAACGGTAC